GGACCATCTGCATCGGCATGTCCACGCTTAGGTATGTTACCCGGCCTTGCCGCGACTTATAGCGACCAAGCAGGTGTGTACCGTCCGCTATTGACCTGATTAAGTTATTGGCCAGGTGAGACTTACCAGATCCGCGCTTACCAAAGATGATCCCCGGTCTTCCCGCTGTTGGGACAATCTTGTCTATAAGAAAGAGCGGTTGGTTGAAGTTCTCGGCTAAGAAGTCTTCAAGCGAGAATACGATTGGGGTTGACACCTGTTGTGCTCCTCAGTATCTTAGTATGCGGACGGCAAACAAAAACTATGAGAAATATATCGCCACACGAGTACTGGGTTGAAGAACTTCATCGTGTCGCTAAGAAGAAGTCCCATGCGCCTATGCCTATGCGAAGTGGGGAGTCGAAGGGGCCATTGAAGTTATTCATTTGTGACTTCTGTCGTGATTACGAATATTCAACATCTACCTTAGCTCCTATTTGTACAGGGGCGCAATCGCCGCCGATGTTCGGTGGCAGGGATCAAAGATAGTGGCGAACGCGCCGAAAAACAAGCCCCAGGATTCTGGGAAGCCGAAATCCCGTGCCATGTCTCAGGAGTTGAAGGATAAACTACATTCTCCCCAATATGCAAATGAGTTGCGTGAAGATCCCAAAGATTTACCTTCGTGGGTTAAGGTTGCCTGCGTAAAGTACGAACTCATGGGCCTAAACTGGAAACAGGCCGCAGAGGAGATGAATAAGAAATATGACACACTGCACAAGTACGTCAGGAGTCCTGCAGCTCATAAATGGCGAGAAGCGGTACGAGAGAGCATAGATGACCCGCGATTCTTGGCAGATGCCATATTACGGGCCACATCGCTGGATGCAACCCTTGATTACATCTGGGCACTCGATAAGGCTAAGCAAGTCGGTGATTACAAAGAAGTTAGGCTGGCAACCAAGGATCTGCTCGCTAGCGACGGATTGTTGAAGCTCAGCCAGAATAAACCCCAAGATATCGGAATGGGGACCATCACCATCAATTTGCAGCTCCCTCCGGGCCTGAAGCAGTTGGAAGCCCCAACTATCGACTCAAGCTTCAGTCTGGTCGAAATATTAGATGCAGAGATCATAGATGATTAACATTCAGCAAATAGAGCAAGGAAGCACCGAATGGCATCGACTCAGAGACTTATGCCTCAATCCAATCCCCGGTAAGCGATCTGCACTCTATTTCCTTGCTTCACAAGTTATTGGGATGGAACCACTTATACCCATGACCTATAGCGGGCATTATAGCTTATGTCTCTTTGCAGAGCGGGCAACCGGCATTCCAGAGGTTGATAATGCCCGAGTACAGTTGATTCAGGTTCCACGAGGGTTTGGGAAGTCTGCCCTGGTGACGAAATGCCGAGCCATCCAAGAACTCCTCAAGAAGGACGATTGGAGCATCGGTATTGCTAATGAGAAGCAGGATCTCGCTAATGCCTTCTTAGAGCAAGTTAAACTGGAGTTTATGCAAAATGACTTCCTTCGTGCGCTCTTTCCTGAACGGATTCCGCCAGACTTCCGCAAGACCACTTGGGCAGCTGACCGAATTGTCATTCCGAGAAAACACCCTCGTCCTACAAGTCCAAGTGTATTGGCAGCCGGGGTCGGAGCCACAGTCACGGGTGCTCATGTTGATGAATGGATCGTGGACGACCCTATCTCACAGAACGCAGCCGAGAACGCTCTCAGAGGAACCTTCACCGAGATCGAAGCAACCAACCGCTGGATGCATCGACTTGAGCCACTTCTTTGTTCTCCGAAGCGCGATCCCATTACGGTTATCGGTACGCCCTGGTGGGTTGGTGACACCTATCACTATATTGAAGGAACTGAAGAAGAACCCGGACTCTGGGGACACGGAGAGCCCCTCCGAACCTATATCTGGCAGTTAAGGCTCCCTAACGGCAAAATGCAGACTATTACCCTGCATACTCGTGGAGAGCTGTCCATATATCGCAGACCCGCCATAACCCCGGAAGGCCACAGTATCTTCCCTGAGCGGTGGACTCTTGAAGAACTGCGGATGATCGAGCAACAGGACCCGTCATTCTTTCAGGCGAACTATATGCTCAATCCTGCAGAGGGTGGGGCAACGCTGTTTGAACTCGACTGGCTCAAGACATATGAGCTTGATGGGCCGCGAACTCACATCCATTACCGAGATAGTGACGACCAGCTGCATAGACTGCGCATCAGGGATCTGACAATCTTCATAAGTGTAGACCCTGCGTTCTCTTCGGCCAAGTCTGCGGCCAGAACAGCCATCCCGGTAATCGGAACTAATGGGAAGCAGTTCTTCCTGCTTGAGGACTTTGCTGAGCGGGGCCTGGGTCCAAAGGACATATCCGACAGGATCGCCGCATTCGCCACGAAATACCGCCCCCACACAATCTTCATTGAGACTGTGGTGGCACAGCGCGCACTCCTTGAGCCCATCAAAGCGGCCCTGGAAGATGCGCGCCTCTCACATATGCCCATTATCCATGAGATCCCATCACATGGGAAGCAATCCAAAAACATGCGGATATATGGGCTGGAACCGTGGTTCAAGGGTGGCCAGTTCTACATTCACCCAAGTCAGACCAATTTCAAGCAGGAGTACTCCAGCTTCCCCCGGGGGAACTTGCGCGACACGCTCGACGCGGTTAGTTTCCAGATCGAGCACGGATGGGAGAAAATCGCGGGAACCGCCGTCCGTAACTCGGGAGACTGGAAGCAGAAGGAAAAGGACTATGTGGCGCGGATGGTTAAGAATATGGGAAGAGGTGGAGGATACTGATGTCAGATGAAGCATACAGCGAGATTATTCTAATGGACGGGCCGCCTGTGCCGAATGAGCTAGAGAATCTCAAGAACCTTAGCAGCAGTGATATCCTAGAGGTGGGTACGGAGGCCCCAGACCTAGCTGGGGTCTATACCCAAGACATCCTTCACCCACGCAAGTACAGGATCAGCTATATCTATAACCCGAAGAAGCTTAACTTGACAGATGATGTAATAGCTTCTGAGATAAGGCTTAGTGAGAACTGGGTGACGTTTGTAAACGACAAAGGCGCAATCCTCGCGGTCTTCAGGGCAGAGCTTATTCAGCGCATTGAGCGCATTTCGATGGAATAAGTCCAACAACCCGCACCTCTTGACAGGTACTGTTATATTTAGGGCGGTTTCCAATCTGGTGCAGCCCTAACCTAGGCGTATATTTACATGCCTGTTGAATCCGTAAAGTGGAACAAACGCCGCAAAGAGATCTTTCCAGCGTGGTTTCATCACGAGATGTCAAATGCCCTGACAGATCAACAGCCCCTGGTCGAAAACTGGAAAAGCTACTTTGAGCAGTGGCGGGCTAAACTGCCGGAAGGCGACAAAGAGTTCCCGTGGCCTGGTGCATCAAACCTGGAGATGCCACTCACCTCCATGCACGCAGACCCCATCTATGCTGATATCATGCAGACTTTCCATGTGCATCGGCATTTTTGGCATGTAGACCCAATCCACCGTGGTGACCGTGTTCCAGCCTCCAATTCCCTCCGTGAGGCTATGTACGTCCTGGACCGCGACTATATCAAGATGCGCAGGGTCAACGCCAAGGCGTTCCTATATAACACGCTTCTCGGCACAGGGGTCTATAAGACTCACTGGAACTACAATGCACAGACTAAATGGGGTTATGACCGTAATACCAAGCAGCGTGTCAAGAGAACCCACATAATCTCTCAGCCGCTGGTAGAGCACGTTCCTCTCAATCGCTTTGTCATCCCTGCAGACTCGTGGGACATCGACCCTGATGCCCCGGTAGGTGCGGCGCAGTGGGTGGCCCAAAAGTTCTATATGCGGCCAGAAGAACTCCAGACAATGGCAGACCGGCCAGGAATCTTCGAGCCTGCCTATAACGCAGCCGCAGTAGACATAGTCGCCAAATGGGCTCAGACCAAGGAAGATCAGCTAGAAATCAAGCTTCAGGAAGAGGATGACCACGTTCCTTGGGATGATAGGAAGATCGAACTATTTGAAGTATGGCTCAGGTATGATGCAGACGATGACGGCGTTGAAGAGGATCTCGTAATCATCTGGCACCAGAAGTCGGATCAGATACTCCGCGCCACCTACAACCCCTTCTGGCACGGTAAGCGGCCCTTTGATCGCATCAGATATCTAGAGGGTCCTGGATTCTATGGCATAGGTGTATCAGAGCTGGATGACTGGGCACAGACCACCATGACTAAACTCCTCAATGCCCAGATTGACAACATCGTAATCTCTAATACCCGCATGTACGCGGCCCCGCGTGGTTCTAACATCGAGCCGGGCGAAGCCGTCTATCCGGGCAAAATCTGGATGCTCGGCCCCGGGGAGCAAATAGGCGAGGTCAGACTGGGCGACACATACCAATCCCTGCCTCAGGTGATGAGCATGGTTCAGAATTGGTCTGAATCGCGCACAGCCATGCCTGAACTCCGACAGGGCAACATATCCGGTCTACCATCTCGCACACCTGCCGCCACCACTATGTCAGTCCTCAACGAGGGCAAGGCGCGGCAAAGCGAGATCATCGCCTCGATGCGCGACCCGCTGGGCGAGATCGGACTCAAAGTCCTCCAGTTATGCTCTCAGTACTATGCAGAAGACAAGCAACGCTGGACAGCATACTTTGTTTCCACTCTGGGCGAAACCGATGCTCAGCATGTCTTGGAAATTCTTGACTCCCCTGTAGACCGTATCGGGTCTTACTACGGTATCCTGCCAACCGCAACGTCCGCTTCCGCCAACAAGGAAGCCGATAAGCAGGCATTTGTTGCTGTGGTCCAGTTGATCTCCCAGATCTACCCACAGCTTGTTCAGACTGCTATGCTCATCGAACAGGCCCCTCAGGGCTCTATTGCGTCCGCATCCGCGCTCGCCGCCTACACAGCCGGTGTGGAACTTCTTAAGCGGCTTCTGGAACGGTTCGACATCCAGAATCCCGAAATGTACGTTCCGAACCTCGAAATGGTTCAGCAGATGCAGCAACAGGCCCAGGGCCAACAACAAGGTGCGCAGCAGCAGCAGGGTGGGCAGCCCGGACAACAGGGTGCTCAGCCCTCATTCGCGCCTATGGGCGGGTTCTTCGGCCCAGGCCCGTTCCAGGGTGCGCAGAAACAAGTTGGTCAACTCTTTGGATTGGGACAATGAAACTACTTCCGCTAGTCCGTAGACGGGCTGAACCGAACATATACAACCTGAGCGAAGCTAACTGGAAAGCCCTGGAGCGACTCGCCAAAACAGACGAATGGAAGCTCTATAAGTCTTTAGTTCATCGGCACATGGAGCTGATGGGCGAACGGCTTCTCAACGCGGAGCCTGACCGAGTAATGGAGGCTCGTGGTGAAATCAAAGGATTCCGAGAAGCTGTAACTTTCGTAGACGATCTATTACAGATGAAAGGAAGTACTGATGCCAGACACGCCGCTGCAAGACGAACAGAACTTGAACGAGTCACCAGACTTGAACGAGCCGGAGCCTTTGGCCCCTTCTCCGCCGTCTTTACCAAGTGAGCCGACACGCTACTCGGAGGATGATGCACCATATCCTTGGGCCGTTGGTCGAACTTCCCGTGAGGTCGCAGACATCGCTCAGCAACTGATGTCCACGATTCAGCACGGAGTTACGCCACCTCCTGCCGCTCAACGTGACCCTAATCCTCAGGCTGGATGGGGAGCCGCACAGCCGCAGGAACAGTACCAATCTCAGCCCATCGGTATGCCTGACCCCGAGCTGGCCCTCCGTGATGCAGACCAGTATAACCGTCAGATGACGGCCTATATGGATCAGCGTGACCAGAGACTCCTGAGCGAGATTCAGAAGATGGCCGCTCCTATGGCACAGACAACCGGGATGTTGGCCCGCTCGCAGCTAGCTTCAGACCCTGAGTACAACGAGATCTTCACTAAGTACGGCCATGAGATCGACATGGAGATGCAGAACAATAACATCCCACCTCAGGCCCGTACACCCCAAGCCTACAAAATCATGGCAGACATGATTCGTGGCCGTCACTACAAAGAACTAGCCAGGGCTGAGGCTGATAAACTCCTTCAGAATCGTGGCCCAGGTACAGTCCGTGTTGGATCTGACCCAGGCTCAGGCTTCACTGAGAGTGCTGGTGATGCACTTGACCAGGCTTGGGCTAAAGATAACATCTCATACTTTAGATCAAGCAAGGCAGGTGGCCTAACCAAAGCTGATGTTCGTATGGCTGCCAAGCGTCAAGGTTATACTATTGACGAGTTCGTTAAATTGGTATCAGGTGACGACTTCGTAGTTGCACCGGATGGCTCTAACATCAAGAAGGCTCACTAATGAGTAAGAAACCTCTACTCTGGAATGAACCGGAAACTGATGAGTCGCATTTGCCTCGTCGGTTGCGCCAAAAGCTTGGTGCGGACTATATCCCTGGATATTCTGAAATCGTATTCGCCAATGACCTCTCTACCAGCCAGAAGCTGAATGAGGCCGATAAGCAAGAATACTACAAAAAGGAGTTTGGTGTAGGCCCTAATGTACTTCCTGTTGAGTTTAAATGGGTTCGGGTTTCGGGACCTCAAGGCAACCCTACAGACTCTGCTCGGGAAGACACATTCAATTATAGACGTATGGGCTATAAGCCCGTAATTGTGGAAGCAGAGGCGGACTTTAAAACCCAGTTCGGGTTTGGGTTCCCACCTGTTGCCCACATCGGTGCTGATGGAATGATCCGGCACCGTGATTCTGCTTTGTTCTATGTAGACAGAGAAACGGCAGATCGATTGGAGAGGGAGCGTATCGCAGAAAACAAGCGTTTCCTCGGACAGAATCAGCCTGATGGTAAACCGAACCTGGATCGTCCTTATACATTAACTGAGGAAGCTTCAGGCGAATTTACCACCGGAGCTGCTCACACTTTCGATCAACAGGAGTAAACTCTAATGGGACACTTGGCAACGATTAGCCATGCGTACCGAGCTGGTGGAGGTCAACCTGCTGTTATCGAGTCTGCCGTTAGTGGAAGTAAGTTCTCACGAGGAGATTTAGTTCTCTTCATAGGGAGCAAAGTCAGCAAGGTTAATATCCTTGTTGAATCCGGTGGTGACACTGGAGGCATCGCTCTGTCAGATTCGGATGAGCTTATCAATAGTAAGCTTGCCGTTCTTCTGCCAGGTGCAGATGATGTCTTCCTCGCAGACGCCGTAGCAGGAAACACCTTGGCTCGTGGCGCAGAAGTTGATCTTAACGAAAATGCCGCAGGCCGCCACTATGTAGTCGCATCAACTGGTACTGTTCGCGTAGTTGTGGTGAAGGGTTCAGATGAGGTTCTTGGGCAGTCCGACAAGAGCCGTGTCTTGATTAAGTTCATCTACCACGCTAGCCAAATTGAC